TGGTATTAACAATTAGAAGTCTTCATATGACTGTGGATCGTTGGAACCAATTTTGGAGTAAATATTCACAATATGGATATCAAAAAGCTTCATAGTTACATTATATTAGGAGAGAACCCATCTGAATATTTGAAGGAAAACAATGAACCTACTTTAGAACAGGCAATTAAAATATTAAGAAAGTCCAACCGAAGTAAAATAGAAATACAATTTTATACTTGGATTAGGAAAAATCTAGAAACTCCTGAGCTAGCAAAATTGGAGAATGAAATTAATAATAAATATGGTTCTGAATATTTAGACTTGAAGATAATGAACATTCTAAAGAATAATCTTTTTGTTTTTAAGCTTTACTTTGCATTACAAGGCGATGACTTGGGGATTACTGTCGACAAAGTTCGTCATGAATACGGACAAAGGACTGTAGATGACATGAACGTGCTGGTAGACCAAGGGTGTTTAAAAATAGAGGATGGTTCTTACAAAACGTTAAATAATAAATTTAAAGTTTTAGATTCAGTTAGTTTACTAGAAATTTTTAAGAAAATATTTGAATACGAACATTATTTGAAAATGAAGAAAATGAGTGAAGCTACATATGATTTTACCTGTGGAATGGTTGAAAAAGATGACATCCCTGATATTAGAGACTTCGCTAAAAAAAATGCAAAAAGGATATTCGATTTTATACAAGGTAAGTTAGAAAAAAAGAAAATGACAGGTACCAGTGATAAAGGAGAATTTGTAGTGTATTCATCATTTTTGACTATTTTAAAACAACTGATTGTTATTCTGACGATAACATTTTCTTGTTTCTTAACAATCCCTTCCGATTTACAGGCAATTGGAGGTATGGGTGGTGGAGAACCCGATGGTACAGGAGGAGGTGGTTCTGGCAATGATAATACTCGCATTAATCATAGTATGGGGATAATTCCTAGCCCAATAGCAAGAAAAAATTACGACAAAACTATCTTTGCATATCTAACATCTTTTTTTAAAGATTTAATAGACTTTACACACCCAGACTCCATTATTACGGCTACTAACAAAGAGGATAATTCTAATTCTGGAGAGGCACCGCATTCTGTCAATGATACTTAATTCTCATTTCTTCCTTTTAATTAGCCTCAAACATAGTAGGCTTATAAATCTATAGGGGTCTTTTTTAAAAGCACTTCCTATCTCCACTAGCCCCATCAGTATATCATCAGCAGAAAACGCTACTACACCGACTATTAATCCTCTGGTCCCTTCACTTAATGATGAAGATTCTAAACCAAGATTGGTAAGAGCTCCAGCAAAAGCCGCTAAAAATAAACCTCTAATAAAATACACTGGTCGATAGTTAGAAGTAACTAAACATCTAGCAATTCCTGCACATACTGAAATAAATAGAAATATAAATGTTCGTCTTACTTCACTGGGAAAAATACTAATCCACTGATTCCATCTTTCATACATTTTCTTTTCTCCTTAAAAGACTCTCATTATGTAGACACAGCTGAAATACTCTGGTCGATTATCTTGACCTTCTATTTGTTTAACCGTTTGGTGGTTATGTTGGAAATTATGACCTTTATTTAGACTTTCTTTGGTGTGTGATCTACTAACAGGGCCAGTAGTTTTGTTTATTTCATTGGTACTATCTGCTCCGATGTTACCGCGAGTGTAGTAAGTTCCTTCTACCCAAGCACCAGATTCTTGAGTCGCTAAATAGTCCTCACCTTTTTGAACTCTAAAAACAGAGGTCATTCTATTTAGCGTAATTGTGTTCATTGGGTCATTTTTTTTACCAGGATCATTGTCATTGGTACTTACAAGAAAAAAATTGCTTCGTTTAAAATTAGGATCATATCCCGTTCTTACTTCGCTCCATTTATGAGTATGAGGTGGAATAGTATGATCGTGTTTGAAGTTATGCACATGAGGCATAGGGTGGCTGTGTTTGAAGTTAATTAACTGTAATTTATCGTCTGTTATATGGTGATGTTCTGCGTTATTAGTCCCTCCAAATTGACCAATCATACTAAAATCAGATCCCATTAAAAATCTACCTCGTAGATCCGGTAAATAACGTTCTTCACTAAGAGGATATAGCTTTGATTCTTTATGCGAGTATTTTCTACCATCGCAAATTACCCAACCACGATCAGGTTTGATATCAGCCTCTTTGAATTGACCTTCTTTATCAAAATAACCGTTGATCCAGGGAACAATAGTACCAATAGGTGCTGCAGCAATACCAATATTATAGGATAGTGTAGCAAGGCGAGGGATCAGATCCTTTAATAACTCTCTTTTTAAGCTCTCTATTTCCATTTTTTCCATTAGGTTTTTACCTCCCTTAGATATAAATACCGATTACTTACTTTAACAATATTGTCATCTCCATCAGCATCTGCCGTCCAACGTAAGGATAGTTTATTGGTTCCTTTTTCTACCTTGATAATATCGGTTAAACGGATACGAATTGGTCTGTCTTTGGGTAAGAGATATGACTCTGTTAAAATTTCTTTATTATTTAAATAAACACTAATACCAAGACCTGCGCTGATATTACTAGTGACAGACAGGGCATATCTCACTTCTATAATTTCGGTAGTGTTTATAAGACTGGTAGTAAGGTCAGATTCTATTAAATCAGTATTAACCTTGATTGATAAGGGTTTGTCCTTGATGGCAAGACTTTCATTAAATTGGTTTTTGGCTAGTTTGTTAATTGCTTCGTAGAGTTGATTATTATCGTACTTATCTAACACCATACCAGATTTCTCAATAGTGCCAGCTAATTCTTCTTGAACCGTATTTAACCAATCAGCACTCAATATAGTTCCTTGCATACCTAAAGTTGGATTACCATCATGAAACCTATTATTAACATGGCCTGGAGCGTCAATTCTTTTCATCTTTCTTCCTTATAACCTAGAATCGCTATTGAATGAGCCGGTTTAAAACGCTGTACCAATTCATTTAAATGATCCTCTAAGTCAAAGTTATTTAATGCCCTACCTACCTTTTCTCCACTTCGCATAGTAAAGTGAAGTTTTGTTTTTAACCCTTCTATTTTCCAGATATGAGTCCACCTTTCATTATTAACCGGATCTCCTGCAATTGATTTACCAATTCTAAAGGGTTTATATTCTGTAATATTAATCTCGCTATCAGGCTGATATAGATTGGCAATACGACTGAAATAGCTTTTGGTTTGACCACCCCTTAAAGCCATCTTAGCAGCTATAACAGTTCTTCTTTTGTCAAGATCAACTCTCTTATCAGTATCTATACCCGTCATTCTCTCCCAATCAACTATGGTCATAATGCCCATAATTGGATCTGCTTCATCAAATAACCTTTCTGCCATTTTATGAACCCTTACTAATTCTTCAGCTAATCCTTTTAAGAGTTTTGTTAAATTAGAGTTGTGATTTAAGTTCCACGCAAAGCCTCTTGGAAATAAGGATTGTAATTGTTTTGTATAAGCGTCTAAATCCATTCTATCTTACCTATTACCGCTATTTGTGCTGTTTTAAGAACAATATCAGTCGTTGGATATAGTAGAGTATGATCTACTTCATGAGGTGACTTGGATATTGCTTCCCTTAAATGACTTAGAAAAATAGTTCCTTCAGGCTCGGCTTCTCTGCCTAGTAAATCTCTTAAATTGGCTTCTATGGCAATATGGACAATTTGGTTATTAGGTTTCACCTTAATTTTAAAATCTATTTTTACTGGAATGGGCTTGAAAACAAAGACTTCAGCTGTAACGGGTCTTTTTTCATCAATATAATCTTGAACTAATTGGATAGCCTTGTTATCAGGAATAATATTATCATTACCATCCATTACAAAAGTGATCCCAATAGTACCAACACCCATACGAGAAGGAAATATCCATGCTCTGGTCACTCCAGGAACTTCTAAGGTCCACGCTAAATAGTCATTGTAGCTACCTCCATGAGGAGGATTTCTTATTCTACCAAGTAGTCTTTTGCGAAGACTGTCATCACTTTCTTCATCTTTACCGCTAGTAATACCCTTTTTTGATACCGTACACTCAGAATTAATCTCTTCAATTGGAGAAACTAAGGTTAATGTTGTATTCGCTTCACAATTACCTATATCTCCAAATGATTTACATATTACGGGTATATGAGCTTCTTTGTTTGAGATGCTTATTTCTTCATCAGTTTCATATTTGATGCTATCATCTCTCTGAATAGTGGTAGATTTGGGAATAATTGCACCATCTTGACCGGTAAAGATAACTTCTCCTTCTGCAAATGCAGCGGCTTTACGACTGACACCGAATATATAAGCTTGTCTTTCTAAATATTCTTTTTCTGATGTATCGGGAAAAAGTTGTTTTAGTATCCAATCAATATAACCATAAAGAAGATATACAGCTGCGGCCATGACTCTGGCGATTACTCGAACAAAGGCTCTTCGTAAAACTGCGGTTTGTATTTCTAAATGGGCAATTAGATCGGCTTGAATGCGATCAATTAATTCTTTTAATGACGGTCTTTTGTAACTCATAATTTCTCCATTTGATTTTGCCAATTAAGGGCATATCTGAATTGTTTGGTTTTAGAAGGTTGGTGAATAGAGATGTTAAGTACTATTAGGTCCTTTTGATATTCGGTCCTAACCTCAATGAAATCTGCAACTCCATCATCAATTATCCATTTAAGAGCGTCTAATGCATAATCTTCTGCTTTATTGAGGGTTTCATTTGTTCTTTTTTCTCTTTGTAAGAGCCATAGCTTTGAGCCTATTTGGTCATTGAGTTGGTCGGTAAATAAATCTCCCCACCAGCCTTGTTTGTCTGCATCGTTAGGGTATTCATTGACTCTAGTATCGGTGAATAGAGAAAGGATAATTGCCGTTTCTAGTCCATTGTCTAGTAGTAGGTCGTTAGATAGAGATATCTCTAGTTGCTGGTATTGGTATTTTAGCGCGACATCAGACATAGAGATCTCATTCCTGAAGTTAAAATAATGACCTTCAGTTTGTTATTCTGATTTTTAAATGAGAGGTGTAATAAGTGTAATGTAACGTAATATAATTACATAAACGTTTTACATTACATTACACTAATCGATTAAACATTCAGTCAACTGCTCAATGTTTGTGCAAACAGAAAACAATGTTGATATTATGAGTCAAAGAAGTATGGTTATTGGATTAATTACTACCTTATTTAACGATCCCGGTGGAATTCTTTAAGTTGCTGCTTTGTCACTTCAAATTTAGGGCTCACTAATGGTTGAGGGCCTCCTTGGGTCATAGTCTTAGCTTCAGTAACCGCATCCATCCAACTAGAAATCACAGATATTAAATCGTCTTTACCATTAGAAATTTTCACCGTCTTTGTATTAACTTCAAAATGCTTAGTATTTATCTCAATTTCATTACCTCTCTTTAATACAATGGAATCCCCTTCATCAGAATAAATAGCCACCTCTCCTTGTTTTAGTCCTTTCAACCTATAACGCCTATCATCAACAGCAATTACTAATCCATGTGAACGGTCACCACCAACAAATAAACATACCCCCTCAGCTCCATTATGAGGATGAGAAGTAAAACCATAATTTTGGACCCTTTCAACCCCATCTCGTAACTCACCATTTAGTAGAGATATTTGAAGAGCCTGCATTTTACTATCATCATTAACAGCTTTAATTACAGCTCTGCCAATTATAAGCATTATTCGTCTTTGAAGGGGAGCCAAGAATCTACGTAGTATTTCTACCATCCTAAATCCTTTGTATTGGATGTATTACTTGTAGATTGAAGCTTGTAAGCACTTGGATTAGTTAGTTCTAATATGGTAACAGTTCCATTATGATCTTTAGAAAAAGTAACAGCACTAATAAGCATATCGTTATCTAAATTGGCCCAAGGTGAAGAAATATTAGTTAAAAGATTGGGTTTCCACAACCTACCATCTTTTTGTCTCCATCCTTGAACAGCAACGGTTATTTTGCTTGACCTTGCTTCTCTAACTGTTTTTTCCCAATTAGCCCTATCTTGGCATGACTTTTCATCTACCTGAGTTTCTGCATTTATTATCAATGGTCTAAACCGCTTAATGGCTGAATCACTTACTTCAGCAAATTGATTGGTTTTTTCTCCCCACTGTTCATCGTTACCAGTCTTTAATCCTTTGATGATATATCTACTAAACCGGTCTTTATGACTAAATTTGGCAGATAAAGATTTGATATTTTTTCCTTGTTCTAAACTTTCAGAGGCTCTTTGATTACCAACTCTAGTTATAACAATTCCTCCTTCACCGTCAGACACTAATAAAACACCAGTTTTTCTTGCTGCTTTCTCCAAACATTCAAAGACAGTTTCTCCTTGATCAGCGCTGTGACTTTCAATTGTATTTACCGTAACTTTTTCTTCAACCGGAATACCAAAAGGAGAAAGGAGTTCTTTGGCAATTTGAGTAATCGTTTGATTGGACCATGATCCAGGTGTATTTGTAACTGAGCAGTCAACTAAATCAGCGGATTTATCTCTGCCATTAATAGTAATGTTATGATTATGAGAATCATAGTTTACAAGGATCTCATCAACATAGCCAGTTGATACAATATCAGTGCCGATCAAAACTGAACATTCAGATCCTGGTTTGATAGTTGGTATTG